GCGGTTGCGGGTGCCGAGCGAATCTCCGTTGAGATCGCCGACGGCGTGCAGACCTACGCGGGCGGCCTCGCGGCCATTCGCGGACCCGGTCACGCGACCACGCAGGGCTACGCCGACGTCCTCGGCGACACTCCTGGCTTGATCCCGCTCGGCGGGTTCTTCAGCGACCAAACTCTCGGAGCGACGAGCGATACTCCTCCCCCTGAGAACAACGTCGACCTACGCAACAAGATCTGGAAGCGCAAGGCCGTGACCGGCGTCGCTTCCCGCGCTGACATTGGCAAGCTCGTCTACGCGACCGACGATCAAACGGTCACGCTCACGAAGCCGGCAGACGACGCAATGGCGATCGGTGTCGTCGTCGAGTGGCACACGTCCACCACGTGCGACGTCTTCCTCTTCGGCTTCGCGGTCCTCTCGGCGCTGGCACTCAGCGGCGGCGGATTCTCCGTGATCCCGCTGGGTCAAGTCCAGTTCACGGCCGCAGGCCTCATTGACGGCGACCTCAAAACCGGGATCGCTATGCGAGGTCACGGCAAGATCATTTCCATGTATTGCGTGACCAACACCGCACTCGTCGGCTCCGGAGGCACCGGCCTCCTGAACGTCGAGATCGGCGGCACCAACACGACCGGCGGCGTCCTCACGCTGTCACAATCGGCAGGCGCGACCCTCGGGACTACGCTCACCTCGACCGCCTTCACGGCGTTGAACGAGTACCACGACGGCGACACGATCGACATTGAGGGCGCCTCGACCGGCGGCACGATCACTAGCGGGTCGGTCGATCTCTTCCTCGTCGTGGAGCACATGATCGGCTTGTAGCCCCCCCCTCTCTTGCAAGTCGAGTCTCTAGCCCGCAGCCATGGTGGCTTGCGGGCTTGAGGCGGTAGAAACAAACTCACAGGAGTCCCACAATGTCCGAAGCGGTTATTACCAGCAGCGACCTGTTTCGCGATATCAACGCGACCTTCCTCTCAACCTACCGCGACACGGTCGGGCGTCACCCTCGCCTCGCCGACGCCATGCGCCTCGGGATCTCCTCGAGCAAGCGCACCGAGCGGTTCGGTTACTTCGAGAGCCCTCCCACGATCGAGCGCATTGATCGCGGCGAAGCAATCGTCGAAGACGCGTTCCGCGCGATCGCCTACAGCGTCGAAAACCTCACCTGGGGCAAGGCGATCGGGTTCCACGAGGAGGATATCGAGGACATTCAACTCGGCGACATTCGTGAAGTCGCTCGTCGCCTCGCGATCCGTGCGGCTCAGCTTCCCGAGCAGGTCTTCTTCCAGATCCTTCAGGGAACGGCCGACGCTTCGCTCCTCAAGGCGATCCCAACGGCCCCCGACGGCGCGGCGCTCTACGCGACGACCGCTGGCGGCTCGGCTCGCTTCGGCGTGACAAACGGCAACCTCCTGACCGGCTCTGGGGTCGCCACCGCTGGCGCGGTCCGCTCTGACTTCTGGTCGGCGATCGAGCAAGCCAAGCAGTTCCAAGACACCGAAGGCGAGCCGCTCCTCAACGAGGGCGATATCGACCAAGGCGTGACGATCCTCTACGGCGTGCAGAACGAAGAGGTCATGCGCGAGGCGTTTCTCCAGGGTCGCACGGCCCAGATCGTCGCAGGAACCTCGACGTCCAACACGGGCGGCGTCGGTTCGGTCTCGAACACTATCCTAGAGTCAGGAATGTCGATCAACCTGTGGGGCACCCAGCGGATCACTGGCGACGACATTCACGTCTTCTTCCAAGGCGTCGAGCCGAAGCCTGTCTTCGAGACCATGCGTCGCGCTCCTCGTATGATCGACGAGACCCGCGAGAACTCCGAGCGCGCTCGCCGCTACCGGATCCTCGCGACGCTCCTCGACATGCGCTGCGGATACGGAGTCAACGCCGCATACGGCACCGTCAAGATCAACAACTAGCCAACCCCGGCTAAGGTTTGCAGGGACCCGCTCGCATGTTGCGGGTGGGTCTCTTTTTTTTAGAGGATAGAAGCACAGGAGAAGCCAAATGGCCCCAGCCGTCCCACTCGTTCAAGGCGAAACACTCTACCGAATCGGCGTCAATGCCGACTGTCCGGTTCACCAAATCTACGCTGGAGGCCAGTGCTTCCCGCGATACTCGGAGAAGGTTTCTGGTTACGGATCGGAGACTCAGCGCGACCGCATGAAGGGCAGCGTCGTCCGCATGGCTCCCGGAGGCCTCGACAAGTGTCTCCTGTCCGCGAAGTTCAAGGTGATCCGATCGACCAAGGGCCGCAAGTCGCGGTCGAGGATCTACGACACTCGCTCGCGCAACTATCGTCCCATGAACGGCGACCAGCCGGTTCTGAACTTTATGTATGCGATCGAGCTAGAGACTCTATCCAACCCCTACGTCGGAGCCAACTACCCAACGCTTGGCGCGACCATGGGGAAGAAGACCGAAGAACTTGCCGAGGCTCACGACAAGGCCGAGAAGGTCGCGGCCGGCTGGCCGAGCACGACCGACCAGGGCGAGAAGGTCTACGTCGACCCGAAGCCTGTCGCGCCTAAGACCGCGCCTAAGAGTTTCGCGAAGGAGAAGCAGGCGAGCGCGCCTCGCTCCCGACGCGGGCGCAAGTCCGACACTTCGACCTCTTAGGAAGGTGACACATGGCGAGTCCTACCGTCGCTGAAATGGACGCTCAACTTCAGGCCGCCGTCTTGCTGCTCGACAATATGCTCGCGCAACAGACGGTAGCCACGGAGGAGGACGCTTACGTTCAGATCCTAGAGTCGGACTTCGCCGCGTCTCAAGCTCGCGGCGCGAGGCTCTTCCGGTCTCGCGTCGCTGGTGCCGTCTCGTCCGGCGCAGCGGTCCTCAATCCTTTGTTGACCGCTTACGCTCACCACGTCGTGGGAGTGCCGGAGAGGTCACCGCAGGCCGCCCTGGACCGGATCTATCAGTATTTCGTGGACAACTCGAAATCGATCAAGTCTCGCGGCGTCACCTACGGGTCGATCGCGAGCTTCGGCTCGAACAAGGGCGCGCTCGTCCGGCTCACCGTCGACGAGAACGGCTACGACCTCGAACACGAGTTCGTTGAGGCGAAGGTCGTCACGTGCATTAAGGACGAGAACACCGGCGCCGAGCGATACCGCGAGGTCTTCGAGCTTCGCGGCGGGAACAAGGGCGTGGACTCCCTCGACGCGACGAAGTCCGGCGCGCTCCGGCGCGACTTCACCGCGAAGGACTCGTCGACCTCGCTCCTCCGCAACTCGTCGTTCTCTCAATACTCGATCGCCGCTTCGTTCTCGGCCGGGCGCGCCGTCCTCGCGGCGGCCGACACTATCACCGGCTGGACAATGAACGCGGAGACGAACTTCGCGCTCGACCAGAACACGGCACTAGTCGCGCGCGACATTGTCGGCGACACGACGCCGACGTCGCTCGTCTTCGAGTCCGGGTCGACCGGAACGATCACGCAGGCGTTCAGCGTCAACCGACTCAAGCTCGCCGCCAACCTCCCATACCTCGCCGAACTTTGGGTCTACCCTCACGCCTCGCTGACGACAGGCACCATGACGGTCACGTGGGGCTCGCAGTCGGAGGCCTTCACGCTCTCGACGCTCACGGCCGGCGCTTGGAACCAGGTTTTCCTCACGCGGGACAAGCTCCTCTGGCCGGCGAACTTCAACGTCGCCGGCGCGACGTTCGCGATCTCGATCGCGAGTCACGATCAGGAAGTGCTCGTCGACGAGGTCCGCTTCGGTTCCATGGAGCCATTCGACGGCACCTGGTGGCACGCGGGCGGGTCGTCCGCTGCGAAGTTCCTCCTCGACGACACGACGACGATCACCGACTCGTTCACCGCGAGCGACTCGAAGATCCAACACTGGTTGTGGAGGGTATACGCGCGGCACCTCCCGCACTACGACGACGCGACAGGGATCACCGCAGCCGGCGGCCGGACCTTGACGTTCAACGATAACGGCGGCTCGCCGGACACGATCACGCTCTCGACCGGCGACTGCACCTCAGACGGCTACGTCGTCGGGCAGACGCTAACGGTCGCAAGCTCAAGCTCGAACGACGGGACCTACGTGCTCACGGCGGTCGCGGCGACGACGCTCACGGTCGCCACCGGATCGCTCACGGCCGAGGGTCCAGTCTCGGCGACGACGACCCTCGCGGCCGGTGCCTCTATCGCGGATCCGACGTAGTGACGATCTCGAGCAGGGCACAAGAGCGGATCTCTGAGCAACTACTCTTGGAGTGGACCAATCAAGGCGTCCCGGCCGCGACGAGCGTCAACACGACGTTCCTCGGCTATGTCGCCGACGACGTCGAGGGTGTCTTCGTCGCCGAGACGGGTCTCGCCTACGACGACTCCGACAAGATACACGTCAAGGTTGCTGTGGACGGCGTCATGGCACGCTTCCAAGAGTTGAGCGGCGTCACCGGGCGCAACTCCGACAAGATCGCCGAGCGCTGGCAACGCGGGCTCATTGCGATCGCGCAGACGTCCGGCAGCGAGCGGCGCCTCCTCCCGACCTCGAACTCCGTGCTCGATCCCTCCGACGAGACGAACAACACGCGCCCCGATCACGACCGAGGTCGCTGGCGCGACTTCGTGCCCAACTCGACGGGGGCAGACCAGGACGACGACGAGTGACCGCGCGCGTCAAGGTCAAGCCGGACGAGCTTCGAGTCTTGACGCGGTCGCTCTCTCGGGAGCAAACCGAGGAGATCCTCGACGGGCTCGGAGCGGTCCTCACGTCTCGATTCCAGAAGTCGTTCCGCGAGCAGAAGTCGCCCGACGGCACTCCTTGGCCCGAGCGCATGACGCCGAACGTCGCCGGGATCGTGAAGGACCTCAACAACGGAGGCGACCCGAAGTCGCGACGCTTCCAGGGCACGCCGGCGGTCAGAGACACCGGCATTCTTGCGAACTCGCTCACGTGGGAGGTCGAGGGCTCGAAGCTCGTCGTCGGGACCTCGATCGACTACGCGAGCGCACACAACACCGGCGCCGAGACGCACACGCTCACGCTCACCCCCGGAGGCCGACGACGGCTCGCGATCTGGCTCCGCACGTTGACGCGCGACGAGCGGAAGGACCTAGGCCTCGGCTGGCTCTTCTCGCAGCCGTCGTTTGAAATCACGCCGCGCAAGCGGACCTTTGTCGAGATCGGCGCCGACGAGAAGAAATTGATCCGAGAGCATGTCGCCGAAGAGGTGGTAAGATTGGTCCAGCATGGCTGACTCGTTAACCGCTCTCCGCGTCCCTGGGACGGTCTCCTTTGGCGGGACCGACCTCGGCCTCCTCGCGCAAGTGCAACTCCGGCGCACCGGCGCGCAGACTCCCATAGAGGCCGAGGAGTTCGGTCTTGAGGTCGTCGACTCGGTCTTCGTCGGCGCGAACTACCGCCTCGCTGTCGCGCTGCGAGGGTGGAACGCGAACGCGATCAACTCGTTGTTCCCGAACCTCACTGGGACCGCCGTCGTCAATCACCCGGGGTCGGTCAAGCCCGGGAAGTTCCGCCGGGCCGACGCGGCCGCGCTCGTGTTCACGCCGCGCGACGCCGCGCACCCGACACTCACATTCAATGACGCGATCCCCGAGACGGTCGAGGAAATGACGATAGACTTCGCGGCCCGAAGCGAGCACCTCGTTCTGTGCACGTTCCTGGCGGTCCGCGACACGGCTACGCCAGAGGGGAGCGTCACATGGGGCCTCTAGGAGAAGCGGCCGGCGTCTACGGCGACCCGGACCTCTGGCCGGACGACGAGGCACCGGAGCGGACCGCGCGACTCATTCAGGTCGGCATGGACTTTATCCGCGCGGGAGGGAGCCCGACGATCGCCGAGTTCGCGGCCATGTCCGAGTTTGAACGCGTGACCCTCGCCGTCGCCGGCGACAAGCTCGCCGCACGTCAAGCCGTTCAGATCGCGCGAGCGGCCCGGAGTGAGCAGGGCGAGCAATCAGTCCTCGCGATACTCGACGGTGGCTCAGCGGCGATCGCTGGAGCCCTCAGGGATATTCTAGACAAGGCCGAGGCATGAGCAACGCCTGGACCGTCGCGCTCGCAATGAAGACCCGGCTCGCGGCGGCGGTTTGGCCCGGCGTCGGCGGCGAGGTCGTCTTCGCGAATGTCTTGATCTCGGCCGGGATCGACATTGAGCGGATCCGGTCTCAATCCCGCTGGCCCATTTGCTTGATCCTCCCGCAGGACCTCACGGTCGACGACGAATCCGAGGACCTCGTCTCGCAGCGCTACACGATCTTGATCGCACAGCGCGTCGCTGCCGACCCTTGGGGCGAGACCGTCCTGATAGGCGGGCCGGGTCCTTCGGGCGACCTCACGAGCCTCGGTCGCGGTCTCATGGAACTTGAGGCGGTCCTCTTCGACGCAATGAAGTTGCTAGGTCCGACGCTCGGCACGACGATACAACTGAGGTCCGCGAGCGCGATCGCTGCGGAGCTTGACGCCGACCACGGCTACGTCGCCCAGAGGCAGTACACTTGGGAAGCTTGGACCGGCGCAGGCGACACGACCGCCGTCCCCTCATAGGTGACCCATGGCAGAAAAGGCAGAAGTCAAGGTCGTCCTCGACACTCGCGAGGCCGAAGCTAAGGCCGCGAAGCTTCGCAAGAAGGCCGAGCGCGCCGAGCGTGCCGTTCAGCGATCCGAAGGCGGCGGCCTTATCGACGGCCGGCGTGCGTCGCTTGGTTCGCGACTCCGTGCGAAGAGGGCGGGCGCGAAGAAGTCCGGCGGCGGACTCAAGGGCAAACTCCTAGGCAAGGCGAAGAGCTTCGGCGGCGGCGGAGTCGGGGCGTTTGCAGGGAAGGCCGGCGCGGCCGGCGCGGTCCTCATTGCTGCCGAGATCGGAAGGCGAGGGGCCTCGATAGGAGCCGAGGGCGTCGGCGGACTCGCCTCGGAGTTCGCGAAGCTCGCCGGAGCTTACGGCCTCGACCCCGGCACGATCCCAGGGCTCCAAGGCGATATCACGTTAATGGCAGACGACATGCAGCGGATCCTCTCCGGCGACTTCATAAAGGAGTTTCTGGAGCTTGAGCGCGCGAACGTCCTCCCGATCATTTCCGAGTTCGCCGGAGAAGGTGAGGACGTCGGGCTCGGCGCGGTCTTCGGCGACGTCGGCAAGGCCTTCTCGCGCAACGCGCGGAAGGACGAGGCCGTGGAGAGGAACGAGAAGCGGCGGCTTCGTCGCGGTCAACTTCAAGCTCTCAAGTATGGCGCGACCGACCTCGCGAAGAAGTTCACCGAGCTACTGGGAGGCGGCTAAAATGGCACTCGTTCGCGAAATGGCGATCACCTACAACTCGCAGGCCGTGCCCGGCACCGTCGGATCCTCGACCCTGCACCTCACCGACATTCACCGGCTCAGCAAGGCCGGCGGTCAGGCCGAGGTGACGTTCCGGTTCGTCGTGGACTCGCCGACGACGGCAGCGCTCGCGGCCGACTGCGAGACGATCGAGGACACGTTCCAAACGGTGCGCAAGCGGCTCGTCGTCACCCTCTTGGGCACCGCGTCGCTCACGCTCGACGACGCGGACTACACCGGGATAGACGTCACCCCAGAGATTAGCAAGCCGGGCGAGCGCGACCCCCGCTTCGATACGAACACCTCGCGGCTCTACGAGGTCACGATCACAGCCGGCGTCCCGGCGATCACGACCGACGGCGACGCGCTTCGGAGCTTCGGCTACTCGGTGAGCTACACGCCGAGCCGGATCGGTCAGTTCACGGTGTCCGGCGAATACACCGGCGTCGTGTCTCCGGCCGCGACGGCGACGGCGACCTACCTCGCAGAGATCGCCGCGCGCGTCGAGGTGATCCGCGCGGCACTCGGGTGGACGATCGAACTCACGGCCGAGGGCTACGAGCCGAACCTCGGCAACGGAGAGGCCGGCTTCTCGCGGACCTATAAAGAGATTCACTTCGACCAGTCGGCAAGCTCGACGAATCACACGAGCTTGATCGACCCGGCGCTAGCGGTCTCGATCACCGAGGATGCCTCGGAGACCGACGCGACCGCGCAACCGCTCACGCGGGCGACCGCGACCTATACCGTCGCCGTCGACCGGACCGTCGCGTCGAGCTTGGTCTCGGTATGGGAGAGTGTCTGCTTGCCCTACGTGATCTCTCAAATGGAAGTCGCGCTCGGGAGCGGCTTGACGCTCGACCTCCTCGACCCGACCTACAACTTCTACGCCCACACGATCACCGCGAAGGTCTCCGGTCTCGCAGCCGTCGAGGGGAACCTCCTCGAACGCGTCGTGGTGACGAAGGACAAGATCGACTTCGGCAAGATAGTCCGCTACGTCTGGCCCGAGCCCGACGAGGTCACCGACGAGACCGAGGGGACGGTCCTCTCGACTCCGGCGCACGTCTACCAAGCGAACCGGGTCGTGATCCGAACCGTCGAGACGGTGACGAAGGTCGTCGGGTCGTCGGTGCCGACTCCCACGGTGTCCGGCGCAGGCGAGGTCGGCGACGGAGTGACGGCGGTCCTCCTCTCTCGCGACACGTCGGTCGCGAACGAGAGCCGAGGCCTCGACGGATACGAGACGCTTATCACCTCGCGAACGCTCGTCGAGGTCTTCGAACTTGTGCAACTCCTCGAAGGTGCAGCGGTCGCCGGACAGCCTCCCGGTGAGCTTCCCCGAGGGAATCGGGGCAACGGGTGATCGTTCGACTTGACGGCGTCACGCTCGAAGTCGAGGCTACGACGAACTGGGTCGAGCAGGCCGGGACCTCGCCATACGTGCTCGACCTCGAAGTCGATCGCGACACGGCCGAGGGGCTCTTCGATAACGCCGAGGTGCACGGGTCGGCGCTGTCGCTTGAGGACGGGCTCAGGACCCACGATCAGAAGCGGCTGACTATCATAGGTCTCTCACCGACAGCGAACCCCAACACAACGACGCTCCGGCTCACCGACCCTCGCTGGGCCTTTCCCTACGTCTTCGTCGCTCGGCATTACAACGTGAGGCGGAAGACGCCGCTCGTGAGGCGGTCAGAGCCGCGCGGCAGCAACCTCCCGCCGGACGCTGCGAGTCAGACGACCGTTGTGTCCGACGACGTCGCCTACGCGCCCTACTCGCTCAACCTCGGCCTTCGGGCTTGGCTCGTGATCGAGGTCGCGACGGATATCCTCGACCTCGTCGTCGGCGCCGGCAACTGGCGCGACCGTGACAACGTCCTCTCCACCTCGACGGTTCAGGTCGAGGGCTGGATCTTCAACTTCCAAGGCGACGCGGCGATCGCTGCGCTCATGGGCTACCTCGGCGGAGCGGCGAACACCTTCGTCGACGACGAGGGCAAGCTCGTGCTCTACGACACTCAGAACGAGGGCGAGGTCGCTCAGCTTGGCCTCCCGGCGCAGGGTACGACCCGCACGCGCGCGGACGAGGCAGGCCTTCGCCCGATCGTCGGGTCGCAACTCTTCGAGCTTCAGAACCGAGTCATGGAACGGCCGGAGAAGGTCCGCGTCTACTTCGACCGGTTCATGGAGGCGCGGATAAACGCGTCGGAGAGCGACCCGACCGGCGCTAGCAACACGACGCGAACGCGGCAGCAAGCCGAGCTTCTTCGCTGCGTCAACGTGATCCCCCTCCCCGAGGACGGGACGATAAACGGGCGCGCGGTCGTTCAAGGGACATGGGTCTCGCTCGACGATTACATATTGTTCCTCGCGGAGAACACAACCGGTAACCCGCTCGCCGAGCGGCTACCGCTCACCCGCGAGAGGATCCGCAAGCTCTGGCTCTCGAACGCGATCAACTCTTACAGCGCTCCGCAGCTTGACCCGAGCGGCTTGTGGGCCGTGAGGATCGCACAGCTTCGCGCGCACTACCGGCGGACCTACCGTGTCACGAAGAAGTGGAACGACCGGATCAAGTCCTACCAGGCGAACCGAGTCGGGATCGAGGACTACGAGACGGGGTCGCGCGCTCCGGCGCTCGCGTTCCTCGACTACTGCGTCGTCCGTGCATGGACTCCGCTCGGTGCCGGCTACGACACGGTCGACGACGAGATCTGGCAACTGACCGCGAACCGATACGCCTCGCCTCTGCTCAACAACAGCCTGACGAACTCGACCCCCATTATCGACAACTCACTCCGCGACCTACAGGCCGCGCCGGCGAAGGTGACGATCGTCGACCAGGACCTCGGGATCCTTCGCGTCGAACTCGTGACGGACTTCACCGGAGTCGCCGACCGCTACGTTCGGTCCGCTACCGTCACCGAAGAGGGAGGGCGCGCCGACTTCAGGGCGCGGAAGCTCATGCTCGCCGACACCGACTTGACCGTGGACCACGAGGTCTCGATCCTCCTCACGATCGCGGTCGGCGCGCCGAATGACCGCCGGCGTTTTCATGCGATCGACGTCACCGTCGGAGAGGCCGAGGCACAACTGACGCCGACGCTCACGAGGTCGGTCGCCGGCAAGGGTCCGATCCTCGAACTCTACGTTCGGGCTCCGAGGGCGGTCGCTCGCTTCCCGTGGAACGACGACATTGAGGCAGAGTTTCTCGCGGCCTTCGACGCGGCCGGCACCGACCTCAACCTCCCGAACCTCGGCGACCCCGTGAACCTCGGCGAGTTGACCTCGGTCGCGAAGGCCTACGCGCTCGCCGAGTTTATCCGCTTCCGGGATCACAACGAGGGCGGCCTGACGACGGACTACAGGCCTGCCACGATCGCCGGATCGGTCGACCGTGTCGTTCACTCCTTCACACGCGAGGGCGCGCTCACGACCGTCGAGCTTGCGTCTACGCCGTCGGCTGTCGACGCTCAGGCCTTGCTACCGCCGGACGTTCGGCGCATGATCGAAGGTTATGTCGAACCCTAGGCACCTCGTCGTCGCGTCATGCGAAAACCGCCACTACCACGCTTGGCAGGCGAAGGTATTCGCTTACTCGTGTATGACCCACCAGGGCGTGTCGCCATTGATCCTCGTTCACGGCGGACATGAGAACCTCGACGCCGGCTTCACGGAGGCAGAGAAGGCCGGCGCGCTCGTCGTCCCGACCAGGAATCACCGCGTGCACAACGGGGTCGACTGGGCGGCGCGCAACACCGTTGCGGCCTTGATCGACGCCGCGCGGATCGGTCGCGACCTTGACGCGACCCATATCGTCCTCATGGATCCTGACCTCGTATGGACCCGCAAAGTCTCGTGGCCTGGTGTCCTCTCGGTCGACCGGTGCCCGAACGATCTCACGACAGGCCTCGCGAAGAAGCTCGCGACCGAGGCCGGTCTCAAGCTCGGCGAGAACGCAGACACGACATGGGGGTCTCGCGTCCCCTACGTCGTCCCGATCGAGCAGGCAGAAACTATCGGCTGGGCCTGGTGGCACTTCATGGACCGATTCGCCGAGCACGAGTTCCATTGGTCCGACCAAATGCGCGCGTGGAGTCTCGCGCTCGCCGCCCTCGACCTCGCTCCGAACCGGATCACGCTCACACAAACGAACTGGCGGCCGGAGGCGCGCGTCACGTCCGCGCTCATTCACTACGCGTACCCTAACTCGCACTTCGCGAAGGGTTGGTATGCTGAGCCCGGCGACGGGTCGCCATGGGATCCGCCGAGGCTTCCCGTCGCGTCCGTTCAGGGCTGGGTACACCGGGAGATCGTTCGCGCGGCGGCCTTCTATGAGCAACTCGAAGAGGTCGCGGCATGAAGCTCGGAGGCTACAAGCAACTCGGCATTCTGCCGCTACAGGATCACCGAGGACTCCTCCCAGAACACCGTGAGGCGGTCCGCGTCGCGCGGATCGAGGGTCGCACCGAGTTCGGCGACTGGATCTTCGAGGGGCACGAAGGGTCTGACTCGGCGGTCATGACTTGCGGCGATTTGCTTGGCGGCTTCCATTGGCCTCAGGCCTCGCCGGAGGACCGGCAAATGGGCGCGTGGTTCTTCGTCGCTCCCGGGCTGACAACGAGCGCGTCGAAGAAGCCGCAGGCGGCCGAGGACAACGGGAGCACGCGCACGCGCGACCAGCAAGACGCGGCCGAAGCTCCGCGCACGATCAAGGTCGGACTCTCGGGCGACGATTGGAAGCTCGACGAGCGATTCGACAAGGGTGTCCTCGTGACGCTCCCGCCGGGGTCGCCGGACATTCCGAAGAAGACCCCGATCGTCGTCCTCGCGTCGACGAACGAGAACGAGCAGAACCTTCTCGGGATCCCCGTCACCTCGTCGAACTTGATCGCGGTCAACAATGCAGGCGACCCGGAGATCGGCACCTTCGTCTACGACCTCACGGTCGAGGACGAACCCGACGAGACTCGGCGCGCGCACGTTCACTCGTTCTGGCGAGTGATCCAAGCGGCACCCGAGGTCGGCGCGCTTGCCTGGCAACTCACGACCGCCGATCAGGACGGGATCGCGGGCTACGGCTACGTCGTCGACACCGGCGGCGCGCCGAGTGCCGGACCCGTCGCGCCGGACCCGGAGGAAGCTCCGGGGCAAGGCGAGGACAAGTCGGGGCAGACAGGCGCGGTGACGCTCGTCTCCGACTACCTAAAGGAGCTTCAAGACAGGATCCGTGGGAGCAAATCGACGACGCCGGATCAACGGACAGGGACCGGCGCAGGCGAGCCGGGGTCGCCGTTCTCAAGCTCCGGCCGACCGATCGAGCCCGACCCGAAGGACGCGCCGGGAGGTGCCGACGCTCCGGCTGCTAGCAACTTGATCGTCGCGAGCACGACGGCAAGGCAGGGCGGCTTCATTGAGGTCGGCGAGAATCAGGACGTGCACACGATCGGCCGGACCGTCGACGGGCTACCGATCAACGCCGCGCACATTCACGCTAACGCGCTCTTCAAGAATGAAGTCGGCGACGGCCCCCTCGACTTTGAGGTGCAGGCCTACGAAGAACCGACGGTCGGCGGCCCGTTCCTAGCGCCGGTTCACCTCCGCTGGGATCCGGCAATGCCTCACGAGTGGGCGAAGGGCGTCGGCCCTGGTAAGTGGAGGTGGACCGCCGAGGCCTTCTTCTACGTCCCCGAGGACAAGCGGACGACGACGCAGGCGACGACGACTCCCCCGCCTCACCTCACCGAGACTGCTCCGCCATTCTCGCAGCCTCCGCCGAAGGATTGCCAGACGGCGGTAGGCGGCACGCGCGAGCGCGGCGGGCAAGACGCAATGACTGGCGGCGGAGGCACCGGACAGCCGGCCGTGTTGAACTCGGCGACCTCCGGCGCGCCGGGCGGCGGGATCTTCGCGAACACCGGCGCCGACACTTGGACGCCTCCGGTCTCTTACCCTCCCGGCACTGGGCCAGGATCCGAGGGCACGACGACGACGACGAAACCGGACGGCACCGGCGAGCCCGGCACCACCGGGTCGGACCAGGAAGGACCCGGCACGCCTTGGCCGAACTCCGGCGAGCCGGTCCCTGGTGAGCCCGGCCCTGGTGAGCCGACGCGACCTCGGCAGAAGGCCGGCGGCGGAGGCGCGCAGGGATACACGAGCGTCGGGCGCGGAGGTCAAGGCGGAGGTCACTACCCGCCGGGTGGGAACATTCGCGACACCGACTTGCCGGCGAACTCGTTCTCGGTCTTCGGCGGCGGCTCTCTCCCCTACGCGACGCACCAACTCCTCGTGTCGACCGGCGTGCTCGACGCCTACGGTCGACCGAAGGCCTACCCTCCGCCTCGCGTCGGTGACGGTGACGCGGCGAAGAAGGAGCGGTCGGGCGGCGCGACCTCGCGGACTCCGACAATGCTCCAGACCATGGCGGCCGGCGGCGGAATCAAGCTCGACGCCTACGCGACGGCAGGCGGGCAGACAGACTTCACGGCCGGCGGCTGGATCCAGAACGAGGTGCACCTCGCGGCGAACGCAGGTAGCGTCGGCGGCATGACAGTGGTCGGCGCCGGCGACGGCTCATGGGAGTCGCTCGCGAACGACGGGAAGCCGATCGAGGGCGGCGTCGTATTCGGGCCGGCTGAGATCACCGACCCGGCTACGCTCGCTGCGGTCCTCGCAGGGACCTACGTGCACGCGCGGAGTGACGTCGGCCTCTTCTACCCCGAGGGGCTCGGCTCGACCTACTACGGCACTCCGAATCAGAGCTTGAGCAGCGTCGGCGTTCAAGGGACCGGCGTGAAGCTCGCGGCGTCCTCGACGAACGGCGGTATGCTCTTCCAGCCTCACGCCGACGGCGTCGCGACGACGCAGCAGTTCGCGGTCAACACGACCGGCACGCACCACCTCGCCGGCGCGCGGGCAGACTTCACCGACACGGCCGACACCTACACGGCGAGCCTGCGACAGTTCGCCGGCGGGTTCGGCCTCTTCGACGACACCTACGACTACTTCTCGACCGACTCGTCCAATGGCAACATTGAGTTTCACCAGGACGTCACGTGCCAGAAGCTCACGGCGGACTGGGTCGACCCTCGCGGCGTCGAGATCGAAGCGGTCTCGACCCGGCCGTCGGAGTTCACGGCGAGCAACCGGGGATTCTGGATCGACTCCGACGACGACGAGGCCTACTACTGGAACGGGACGACGGACACGGCTTGGGGCGGAGGCGCGTCGACATGGCTCGGACTCACCGACACGGCGGGGAGCTTCGGGAGTCAAAGCTACACGCCCGTCCGCGTCAACTCGGCGACGACTGCGCTCGAACTCGGCTGGAACTACACCGCGAAGGTCCACAACAATAACGCCTCGCAGTCGATCACGACGGGCGGGGGCTTGACCTCGGTCACTTGGTCGCACGAGCACTGGGACAATCTGGGCTGGCACTCTACAAGCTCGAACACCTCGCGAATCTCACCCGGTGCTGGCACTTGGCGCGTCGGCGCGAAAGGCACATGGGATATTAACGGCACCGGTACGCGCCAAATGTCTATTACGGTCAACGGCACGGCCGACGCGATCTCGGCGCAGGCCGGCAACGGTGGACAGTTCGAGACGCAAGAGGTGAATGGGCTCGTCAAGACGACCGCCGGTCAGTACATCGAGATCGGCGTCTTCCAAAACTCCGGCACTAACCGGTTGTTCTACCCGCTCTACTTCACCTGCGAACAGGTTGGCTAACGTCGGTTAACGGTGGTAGACTCAAGCTCTCACCAACCGGCTACAAGCTCAGGAGCTTTCCATGCCTAAGATCCAACTGACCCCCGTGCAGCGCCTTCTCTCGTTCTCGACTCGGCAAGTGACAATGAAGGCGCACGAGGAAGTGAACGCCCTCAACGCGCGCGTCAAAGAGTTGACCGAGACGGCGAAGAAGATCGCCGAACAGGCCGGCTTCGGCGAGACCGAAATGCTCAAGCTCGTCGGCGCCGACCATGGAGTCGAGATCCCCGCCGACGCGAAGGTCCTCGACGAGGGCGACGTCCGCTACTTCGTCTGGGGCAAAGAGTCCGCAGCGAAGAAGGTCGTCAAGAAGGCGAAGAAGAAGGCCGCGAAGAAGAAGGCCTAGCGGCCCTCGCCGTTAGAGACGTCGCGACCCGCCGGGCTCCTCAGCCGGCGGGTCGCTTCGTGTACTACCAGCGCTCGACGCGCTCCGGCTTGACCGGCTCGATCGTTGTCACCGTGACGCGGATCGCTTGCGTCCCGACCTTGAGCGTCCCCGCCTCGACCTTGAGCGTCCCCGCCTCGACCTTCATGATTACTGGGCCGCAGATCTTCACGCCTCCACCCGGCAGAAGCTCGACCTCAATGTCGGGCGGCGTCGGCGCGTAGCAACCGGCGAGCAGGGCGAGCGCGACGAGTAGGGTCCTCATAGACAGCACCACTTGAACTTCTTCGACGACACGCACGGACACGGGTCGTTCCGCCTCACCTTCGCCGGCGCGAAGGTGGGGACCTCCTTCTCGTGAGCGAGTATCCCCGGCCTTCTCCGGGCGCGCTGGAGCACGGACCCGGAATCCTCCATTGCATTGAAGCGCTTGATCGCTCGGCGATTCGCCGACGACCTACCCATTTTCGGTCTGCTCATGCCTTCACCTCCTCGACGGCGAACCCTCCGCCGGCCTTCTTCGTTTGTTTGACGGCTTGAAAGAACACAAGCTCAGGGTGAAGGGCGGCGGCGACCCGGAGCTTCACTCGGCCTTGCGGGTCGAGCTTGAAGCCGCGCGTCCCTTTGACCTCGTGGATTTCAACGTGATTGTTCCCGACCACGTAGAAGTCAGGCCGATACCAGCAACCCTCACCGAGCTTGAACGAGACGCGCTCGAATGCCCACGATACGATATACCCGAGGCGTGCGTGGCCTTCGAGCCGCCCGGCATATTCTGCCTCGGTCTTGTTCATGCCTCCGACCTTGCCGCTCTTGCGCGCGCGGGCCTTCGCCTTGTTGACGGTCGTCCAGCGGCTCATGTCCCCGCCGTCTCTTCCTCGTCGTGCTTCATTATCAGCCAGCAGGTCTCGAAGCCCTCGCCTGGTGCATTCAGTTCGCCGCAGCCCGCGCACTTGACCATGCCTGACTCCTCGACGGCGCGGGACCTCATACCTCGTCCCGGCAGTCAAATCCAGGCGGTAGGTCAGACGCGACGAGACAGCCCGTCTGCGGGCGCCCAGCGATCGCAACCCGGTAGAACGGACCTCCGCAGCGGTCGCAACTGCTGCGGGCTCTAGCACGCGCACAGCGCGTGCAGACGCCAGGGCTCTGGAACTGACGGCCGTTGTCGTCGCGCTTACAGTAACTGCATACCCTTCCGGTCGTTGCGTTTCTCTTCGCTGTCTGCTTGGCTGTGAGCCTCGCCCTAACGTCCGGCCTCCGACTGCTCGCCTTGGACGCGCAGCTCCTAGAGCAGTAGATTTGCTCGACCGGCGTGTCGCGAGGAACCCAGGTCCTCTTGCACTCCGGGAGCAAGCACGTCCTTTCCGCCGTCATGCTATCCACTTCGCCACCTCGACCATTCCGAAGGCCACGGCGAAGAAGAGGAAGAATAGCCCTGTCACGAGGAGGTAGTCGAAGCGGTCGTGTTCGAGTTCGGTCATGCTTCCGACCTCTTCAACTCGCCGGCGTTGAGCCACGCGGCGACCTCGCCGACGATCGACTCCGCGATCGACGGCTTGCAGCCCGTCCGCCGCATGACGAACGCGATCACGTCGGCGTAGTCGGCTGACGGTTCGACGGCGTCGGCAGCGAAGGAGACGGTCGGGCCGACGTACGGTGTGATCGTCCCTCCCATGCCGTCGGGCTCGGTGTAATGCACGGGCTCGATCTGGTCTCTGCCCATGCTGCTCAAAGCAGGCCACCCTTTGACGTGACCTTGAGGAACTTCGCTCCGGCCTGCTTGGTCGTGTTCAGGCTTAGCGCGCCCTCTGCCGCGACGTTGCCCTTGACGAGCTTCGTCAACTTAGGGGCCGAGATCGAGCAGGACCGCTCGACGAGGTCGAGGAGCGGAATGCCCAGGGACTTCGAGATCGTCGGCAGGGCGGCCGGAAGAACCTTCTTCGACGAGCGGCTCGTGATCTTGACAGAGTAGGGCGATCCCGCCGGAGCCCACGATTCGACCTCGTCCTCGTTGAGCTTGCCCAGGATCGTCTTGTCGATCCCCTTGCGTGCGCTCTCCAGCATTTTAGCGTCTCCCGCGACCTGCTGCCGCAGCGCGACGAGGTCCGTCATTCCGAGGCCGTCCCATGGTGTAGGATACGCGACGCCTTCGAGTTGCGCCTCGACAATCGAACAGCCGGCCTTGTGCGAGCACCAGGCGCACGAGTCGCCCATGGTCGGCTCGGGGTTCTCTTCGTCGAGGAATGCCCTGTATAGGTCACCTGCTCGGCTTAGCCCGGCCTCAACCTTCTCCTCGTCGTATCCGATCTTGATCGAGATACCTGCCGAGACGTAGTGGTAGATCATGGTGACGTCTTCCGTGCCGTATTCTTCCACGGCCCACGATAGGTAGACGAGCGTCTGGGCTGCGCCCTCGAGCTCAGCGCGGGTCTTGCACGCGCCTGACTTGTAGTCGGTGATCCTGATCTTCGACGGCGTCCGCTGGTCGATCCGGTCAATGATCCCGCGATACCTGAACCCGTATTTGACGTGATCGCTGAACCGCTTCTCGGTCTCGATCGTTCGCGAGAAGTCGACCGGGTCCATGTCGGCGAGGATCAGCCCAGCAGCAGCGCCGATCTCGTAGTCAGGGGTCTCCGCTGCGAGGATCCGCAGGAACGTCGAGGGGCCGACCTTCCCGCCGCACTCGGCGGCGATCTCTAGGACGCGGTGAACGAGCGACCCGATCAGCGCGGGCGCACCGGGCGGGCCTTGGCCGTGCTGCGAGTTGAGTCGGGCCTGCCGCCCGCACATGAGTGCGGACGACAGACGAGAGGGCGAGAGGGTGGGGAGTTTGACGGCCATGCTAGATCAAGTCCTCGTCGTCTGAGTCGTCGCCCTCTCCGGCGGCGGTGAGTTCTCCGGCGGCGGCCTCGAGCGTCGCGAGCTTCTCGACCTTGTAGGACTTCCGTCCGTCCCTGCGCTGATACTCGACGTCCTCCTCGATCAGCAAGGCGCAGCGTTTGAACATGAGGCTCTTCGGCGTGAGGTCGAAGGCCTCCTCGTTCTCGTTCTGCTCCGGGACCAAGCACGCGAGGACTTCGTCGATCGTGTAGTCATGGACCCAGAAGGAGACGCGACCGCCGACCGCTCCGGGGAGGTCGCTGCGGGACTCGATCCCGAAGACGAGCGTGATCATTTCGTTCCCGGCCTTGGACGTGCCCTCGTCTGCCTTGATCACGACGCCTTCGTTCCAGCCAGGCTCGGGCTCGACGCTCCAGTCGTAGTCGTCGAAGTTCACGTTGCTGCGGTTCCCCTGCGTGGGGCGCTTGGATTTAGCTGGGACTCTCATGGTATTCCTCGGTTTCGGTGGTGGTGTTAGAAAGGCAGGAGGGCCGACATGGCCCACTGTTTGAGTTGAGTGCCTGTCGGCGTCTGCTTGATCTTAATGTCGACGCCGACCTTCGCGTAGTCCTCGGTGAGCCGCTTCTTCGCTGCGGCCCCTTTGATCCCGTGGGCGAACGTGCAGAGCTTCGCGAGGTGATTCACGACCGCCCTGGCGACCGGGTCGGTGTCGTCGATAGCGGCGATCTCCTCGGCAATCTCGGGCTCCCAGCCGCGCGACTCGAAGTCGTCCGCGCCGAGCGGGACGGTCTCCAGGACCTTCTGCGCGTGCTCGACCTCCTCCTCTTTCGCGAGGTCTTGGATCGCCTTGCGCTCGGCGGCGTCTTCGATCTTCGACTCCCAGCCGAGGGCGGCCTCGGCCTTTGCCAGTTCTGCAAGCTCTTGGGCGGCCGCGAGCGCCTCGCGCTCCGCATGGCTCGACGCGGCGGTATGCTCGCCGAGCGGCCTTATCTCGACCTTCCCAGCCTTGCGATCGACTCCGCGCTCGTCGCGGACGAGCGGCGTCAGCGCGTCGACCTCGCCCTCTCCGAGTCGCCCCAGCGCGAGGAGGTCGCGGTAGGCGTAGGACAGGAGGGTCGTGTCGGCGGCGGCGACGCTCTTGTCTCGGCTCTTCTTCCCCCCGGCGAGGTCGACCGGCCAAGTGAACGTGAACTCCTCGGAGCCCCCGGACTCGTGGACGAGCTTGAATGCGCGGGTCACGTCGTATTCGAGCATGTCGGCGATCTTGCGGACGCCCGCGTCGATCACCGAGGTCGGCGCAACGTGGTGGCTCGTCGTCAGGCCTAGCGGCATGAGCGCGAGGCCGTGGCGGTTCAGCAAGGCCTTGCCGTGCCTATACATTGTGTCGGCCTTCGTGTAACTGAAGCCGAAGTGATCGTTCTTCCCGTCCTTCGGGACGGTTTGCGCCTCGCGCTGGGCCGCGATCAGCGCGGCGTAGAGCTTCTGGTTGGACATTTAGTCAGTCTCCTTGGTGTTGTGTTCGGTGCAATCGTCGTGAGGGGTTCCGTGCTCGCAGAGGTCGCGCGCCTCGGTCGAGCGGACAAAGGCGTCGGCGGCGGCTTCGAGGACCCGGTCGCCGTCGTAGGCGCCCTGCGCGATCTTGTCGCGGATATGGGCGACGAGGTCGAGGCGCGGCTCGGGTTGGTCGAAGGTCTCGTCCCATGCCCTGCGTAGGTCGCAGTGCTCGGGCGTTCCGCACTTGTCGCCGGATCCGCAGCCGCAGTCAGCTACGGGCTCTGCGTCTGTCAGTGCCTTGGAGATCTCGCGGAGACGCTCAACCGTAGGGGACTCGGCCTCGCGCTTGCGCTTTTCGAGCAATGCCTTCTGGCGCTCAATGCACCCCATGTAGTCTGGGCAGGAGCGATTCCCGGCCGGGTCGCGTGGGCCTGATAGGTGGGGCGTGGTCCCGCCGATCTTGCCGCAACTGACGCAGCAGTCGTTAATGAGTTCGGGCTTGTCCATGAAAGACAGCCTGGCCTCTCTGCGCTTCTCCATGCGCTCGGCGGCGAGGTGCGCTTCGAGGTCGTCGCCTTTCCAGTGGCGGCTCATAGACAGAAGACCGGCGCGAAGACTGCGAGCGCAAACAGCAGGGCGCAGGCTAGGTCGATCAGGTAGTCTCGGCGGGTCATGTCGGTCTCCTCGGTGTTCGGGTTCGTCGTCGGTCTCGTCTACACCCCCAAGTATGCGTATCTCGCGTTAACATTCCAC